ATACCGCCGGAAGGTGTAGAAATTTTAATTGTTTCTGGAATTTCTCCGAAACTCTGAGTAAGAGCTTCAAGTTTAGTTTCAGCAGTTATTCCGTTTTTAACATCAATATCTAAAACAAAAAATTTCTTATCTTGTATTATGTCGCCAGTTCGGATGGCTATCTGCCATTTCTTACCGTTTAAAAAAGACTTGAATTTATTCAGATCGTTTGTAGCATCATAAAAACCATGAGGAGTCTGAGGAGTTTTATCTAAATTACAAGGGAATATAAAAAATCCTTGAGAAATATAATTTTCTGCATAAGCTATCATGACAACCTCTAACTCAATCAAATTTATAATTAAGAACTTTAGGATACTTTTCTAAAAAATCAACTAATATTTGAGTTGGTTTTTTAATAAATCCTTTTTCCAAAAACAAAGAAAAGAAAGTCGGAATTGAAACATACATGCAATCATTTATGCTATAATTTTCTTTAGCTTCTGGAGTTAATCGTCGATAAAGCCAACCTACAGCTTTTTGTTTAGGGAATCCGCTATGATTTAAACAAATCCATTCAGTTGCTATTTTAATTCCGTATTCTGCATAATAATCAACTTGCAATGTAGATATAGCTTTCCCTTCTTTTTTATATACTTTATATTTCACATCAGCAACATCAACCCATTTAGGCAATTCTGGCATTTTAGATAAAACATCTAAATTGCTTGGCGTTACATCATGTTTGACTATTTCCTGTTCATTTGAAAATTCATATCCGCATTCAGGACATTGTTTATAAGAGATTGCTATTTCATTTTTACAAGAAGGGCATGTCTTGACAGGAGAAAAATAAATTTCTCCTTTTTTCCCGTTTATTTTTCTTATAATACGAATAGAATCGATAGCTCCATGAGTAGCAATATTGCCAGCAAAGTCAAGAACAAGAAAAGAGCTTTTATTTTCATGAATTCTAAATCCTCTTCCTATCATTTGATAATATAATCCCGGCGACTTTGTCGGCCTTAGCATTACTATACAATCTATTTCTCTATCGTCAAAACCTGTAGTAAGCATATTAACATTAAGCAGATATTTGATTTTGTTTTCTCTAAAATTTTTTATTATTTTATCGCTATTTGGAGATAAAGAATGTATTACTTCAACTGAATGATGGAATCGGTGCAAATGTTTTTTCATTTTTTCAGCATGTTCAATTGAACAACAAAAAATTAAAACTTTTTTCTTTTTTTCTTTTGTAAGATTAAAAATAGTTTCTGCTGTTTTTTCCATTCTTTCATCTTGAGACATAAGCATAGTTAATTCTTCTAATACATATTCTCCAGCTCTAACATGAATATTTTTTAAATTTTCATTTATTTCTTTATCGCAATTATAAGATACAGGACGACTTAAATATCCTTGAGCAATAAGTTTCTTAATGGGAATATCGTATATTATATCTGTAAAAAGGTTATTCGGTTTATCAGTCAAAAGGCCTGAATCCATTCTAAAAGGAGTTGCTGTAAATCCTAAAACTTTAACATTAGGATTGATCAAAAAAGCTTTGTGGAAAAAACTTTTATACATTTTGCCAGAATCTTTAGGAATAAGGTGTGCTTCATCTACTAATATAATATCATACACCGGTAAGTTTGTTATATGTCTAAATATACTTTGAATCCCAGCAAACAATATCTGTGCATTTGTATCTTTCTGATTTAATCCTGCTGAGAAAATACCTGATTGTAGAAGGTATTTATTTTTTGTAATATTATGAAAGTTTTTAAAATTCTGTTCAATTAAATGTTTATTATGAGTTACACAGCATATTTTAATATTAGGTTTTTGTTCAAGAAGTTTAGCGATTAGGTAAGCTTGAATTATAGATTTTCCGCCGCCTGTAGGCACAACTATGAGTCCGTGTTCTTCTTTCTGAGAATTCTCAAAAAAAGCAATAGCGGCTTCTATAGCTTCTATTTGATAATCTCTTAATTCCATATTATTCTCCTTTTTTTAATTTTTTTCTTCTTTCTCTTTGTTTTCTTTTATATTCTCTTATTTTCTCTTTATTTCTTTGTCTCCATTTTGCATAATATTCAATTTGTTGTTTAGTCATTTTATGTTTATCTAAAACGTATTTTTCATAAGCTTTCCAATATTTTTCAAAATGAGGCAAAGCTATATTATGTTTCTGGCAAAGTTCTATAATATTTTCAGGATAGCCTTTTTTAAGAGCTTCAATCCTTTTAAAAAATATTTTAGTATGATTATTTTCTGGTGTTATTTCAAGCCCTAAATATTGTATTTCAAAATTTTGAGCAAACAATTGGCAAAGGGCTTTTTCTATTTGTTCTATTGTCGGCATTGGTAGAGTAAATTCGTGGCACTCAGAGCAAACTCTCTGAGTGCCGTTTATCCAATTGACTCCGCATTTTGGACAAACTTTATCCATATCCATGTTTAATCTCCTATTGTAAGTGTCGGTTTACCTTCTTCAACATACAATTCATCAATAAGGGCTTGAATTTCTCCTCCTAACTTTCTTATTTCTTTCATTTTAGACCAGCTAAAAGGAACAAATTCATAGCTTCCTAATTGCTCAGGAGCAAAACCATTTTTCTTGATATACTCTTCTAAAACTTTGCTATCCTTAAATTTGCTTGATAGTTTTTTAGAAGGCATTTTCAAGGTTACAACTTTTTCTTTGCCATTAATACCTTTAAATAAAATCTTTGTAGCATTTTCTTTTTGCATTTCTTCTATTATATTCCCTGTGATAATAGTCTTAGCTTCTTTAATTTGCGCTTCCATATCTTTGATAATATCAAGCACAGCCGCTTTCATTTCCTGAGGGTAATTTTCAGGATGAGATATTATTTCCTGAAATGGAAAATTTTTAGGTATCAAATCATTTATCATTTTTTTCCTCCTTTTGCTCTTTTAAAATCGGATCGAAATCTTTGCAAATTTTGTATGCTGGAGAGACAATTTTTTCTTTATAACAGCAATACCATTGGCCATGATGGCACGGAGCTGATAAAGCACAAGCACGGCAATTCTTGCTTATCATAATTCTTTTATCACTCCAACAAAATTCATAATATTCACAATATTTGCAATTATAACTATTTTGTGAATAAAAATTAGGTGGAAGTAAAGTTGTATCTTTGACATATTCTAACTTAGACAAAATTTGCTCGGCCTTCTTCTCGTTATTGTCTACCCATTCGCAATATAACTCATCATTGTTTTTGTTCACAGCTACATATAAAGTCTTTTTAACTTTATAATATTGCTGAGAAAATAGGTAAGCATAGAGAAGGCATTGAGCATAATGTTCAGGTTTAGATTTCTCCAAACCTTCTTTTTCTAATTTTGCAAAACTTTTATCATTATGAGTTTTAAATTCAACTATATAGGTCTTTTTTTTATCTTTAATTATCCCATCTAAAACACCTTTTAAATGCCCTTCGAGAGCCGACACAAAATAGGGTTGTTTAGTTATGGGATTTATTTGTTCCACAACAAAACCTATATCAGTTAAGTCTTGGCTCAGCCACTTTTCTTCTTTCCAGCCTCTTGCAAACAAACGTCCCATTCGGCCATCTGTCATTTCCCAGATGTCAATTACCCATCTGAAGCGAAGCCAAAGCCTTCTGCGACACTGTTCCCCGGCTTCGCTTATTGCCAGTTTCTCGGGTCTATTTATTTGCATGGGACTTTGATATTTTTTATAAATTTTTTCTACAATTTTTTCAGCCTTCATTTTTATCTCCTTCAAGAAGGATAGTTTCCTATCCTTCTTTTTTTAAAATGGAATTTTATCATCGTTAAAAGGATTCTTCTCGTTAAAAGGATCCTTCTTTTCCTTTATAACTTTTTTCTCTTCTCCCTTCTTTTTTTTAGGCAATACTTTCACTATTTTATTATTAAGAAAACCGTCTTGGTCTTCTATTTTTACTGTTGCATAGAAAGGTATATCGTGCAAGTCTTCTGTGTCTAATATATGGTCTTTACCGACAGCCTCAATAACCTTTTTAAGCTGAGATTGCCCTATCATTTGAGCTTTCTCGTTTTCATGCTGGACATTAAGATTATAAAAAAGCTTACGTCCTTTATAATCCCCTTCCAGCACTTCCATTGTCAAAGAAATATATCGACCTTTCCCGGATTTAGCGGCTTTGAAGTCACTGTTTGTTATAGCGACTAAATAGTCACCGACTGGAAGCGGTTCAAAATCATTTGAAAAATCTGGTAGTTCATCAATTGAAATATTAAGTTTAGCCATTCTTCTTCTCCTTTTTATTGTCTTCTATAAGTTTACTATATAAATGCTTTTCAAATTCTGCCCAATCCAAAGCTATCTTTGCGGGCATACCTATCCTTGTTTTTGAAAGATAACTTTCGTTGCAAGGATCAAAACTTATTACTCTCTCATTTTCGCTTATAGCCTTTTTCTTCTTCTGACCGAAGTTTTCGCTATAAGTAACGACTGCAAGTTCTTTATGAACAAAACCGATTTCTTCAACCCACTGAGTTATGATGTTTGCACTATTTTTATTAAGTGCAAGCGAATGTCTGTCATAAGGATCTGTAAGAGGATCTCGCACTTGAGTTATCTGATCGTGTGCTATAAGTATAACTCCCATCTTTCTTTTTTCTTGAAGCTCTTCAAGTTTTTTGATAAACCGTTGCCAATACTCCAGCATTATCTGATACCCTTTACCATAGGCCAGAGCGTCTATTCTGGCAACTTTATTAACTCTGCATATCTCATCCATTAACATCATTTCAAGCCAGTCGATGGTATCGACTGCGATCCATTTAAAATCGTGGTCTTGCTCTATTAAAGCATTGATTGCTTCTGCGATCTCTTGTAGAGTCTCTGGTTCTTTCTGAAACATTCTGAAACACTCAATTCTATCAGCTCCGCCTTTTTCTATGTTGAATAGAATTGACTTCGGAGCTGAAGTAGAAAAAGTAGTTTTGCCTATCCCGGGTTCGCCGTAAATCAAAATTTTAGGTGGAGCTGAAACTTTAGTTTTTGTAATTTTTTTTAAATCAATCATAAATTTTCCTCCTGAAGTTTTTGTTTTTTCTCAATTATTAATCGCAAAGTTGTCTTTGCGATAGGCAGCATCACAAGCCTTTTATCATAACGCTTGTTATTAAGCACCATGCTGATAAAAGACTCACTGCAACCGAGCTCATACCCGATTTCTTTTTGAGTTATAAGCCCCATCTTACTATACTCAAGAATAATTTTCTTGAGTATTTGCTCTAACTCTTTTGCTTGAGTTAGAACCTTTTCATATTCTTGAATTTTTTCTTCAAGTTGAAGCATTTTATACCTCCTGTAATATATAATTTACTACTTTAAATAAATCCATTTTAGTATATTTCACCCCACGTGGAGTCCCAGCAATACCGGGATGTCCGCCAGCTTCTTGGCCAAATAATTTTTTCATTATTTCTGCACAGTTATAACTTTTGTCTGGCACTGACAAAGTTATAGCCCCTGTTTTTTCATTTAAGGTAACTATGAAGTCAGCCGACTTCTTTTTATTAGGACTATAATAATTAGCGTTGCAGAAAATTCCTGAAGTGCTAACAAAGATTCGAATAAATTTCCCATTCTCTTCTATCTCTTCTATTAAATTTTTTTCTATTTCAGCATTTTTGGCTTCGAGCCATTTTAAGCCTGCTTTGAGAGCTTTTTTGTTTTCTGGCAGGGAAGTAAGAAAAAGAAAAAATTTATTTATAAAACCTGTAACATCAGTAAGCTCGATATACCTTTCTCGATAATGGTCGAGCCATTGCCAGCAAGCGAATAAGCAAAGAAATGCTTCTTTCTCTTTTTCTTGTGCAAATCTTTCTTCTACTTTATGAGGCCCTGAAACATCAGCATAAGCCACTAAATCCCAGAAGCCTTCGCAAACATCGGGCTTACGCATCTGCAAAGCCAAAACTCCACCTAATGTGTCCATGTCAATATGACTAATAAGAATAATATCTCCTGTTTGCATTTCAGGAAACATATTGTTTGCATAAAGACAAGGACAAATTCCTTCAACTGCATGGTGTGCAAGAGTATGTTTCTCTCCATGCACTACATTGCTTCCATATTCAGCTTCGACTGTAGCAGCTGGATTTGTTACAGTTTGAGCTATTTGCAAATTAGGGGCAAGTAAAACTTTCATATCTTTTCCTCCGACTCTTGGTATTATTTTATTGTTTATATAAGCAACTATGAATGCTAAAAATATAGCACGTAATAAAACTATAGGCTCTGCTTTGCATAATCCCCAAAACATGGTAACGTCCGACCATTGAGGATTCCAAAAATTGCTGTCTTGCACCATTGCAAAAAAGTAAACGTAGCAGAAGAAAAACAAGACAGACAAGAAATTGAATAATTGAAAGAAAAGTTTTATGGCAGGATAGATAAAAGGCAATAACATTAAAGGTATAATGATATAGCTTGAAGGCTTCCAGTAAGTAGCGTCACCTGTTACCCACGAACCGTATTTGTGAAAATCTAAAAACCAATAGAGAAACACAAACACGGCATAACTTTGCCTTACTTTTTTATTTTCCCAAATCTTTTTTATCTTTTCCATTTTTTCACCTCTATAACTTGACTTTGTAAAAAGTCAAGTTATTTTTAAAAAATTTTTATCAAATTCTTTTTTACCTATTATACGGATCTTATCCGTATAACAATAATGTTTACGCAGGTCTTTGATGCTGTCGAACAAAAGTGTTTCTTGGACAGCTATAACCTGCCCGTTTTGCTTAGCACCGATTATTTTAAATCGGTGCTTTGTTTGTTGAACAAATAAAATCATATTTTCCCCTCTTTTAAATTTTTTAATATTAGATAATCCGTTCTGCAAGCTTTGCATTCCATAA